GAAGAAGAAGCAGTACCGGAACCCGAAGCCGTAGCAGTAACAGTAAGAACCGCACGAACACCAAGATAAAAACGGCCACCGTTCCTAAACGGAAAACTGAAATCGGTTAACTGCCCTAACCGTATCTGAGCAGAACCAGAAGCAACCCCAGAAGTACCACCACCAGAACCCGTAGCAGTACGACCAACAACACGAAAATATGTGCCACGATAAAACGGGCGTGTATCAGAAAACGGTTCTGCGAAACCCGTAACTGCTGTTTGTGCCATAGGGTTTACCCCCTACGACTAATCGAGAGACAGCGTAAGCGAAGTGATTTGAAAAGTATCGCCAGCAGTAACAGCCGCAGACGACGACAAAGCACCAGTCCACAAAGCATTACCTGAAGTTGAAGCATCCCACAAAGACCAATGAGTGATCGTTTCTGTTGCCGCAACGTTAGTCCATTCAAGAGTCGCGTTAGTTGCGATAGAACCAGAAGACGCAGCCGCCCAAGCAGCAGACTTACGAGTTGCCTCAGTAGCCGCATTAGATGTCGCAGCCTCACCAGGATCACCAGTATGCAACTTCACATACACCGTAGCTGGCATAGTCCAAGCAGTTTTACCTGTGGTGTGTTCCAAAATTTTGTTTTCAGCGTAATTAGAAATAGACATAAAAACCTCTCACACGGACACTATACACCATACAAAAGTAGAGCCAGGCAGAAGGGGAACTGCCTGGCTCTACATTTATTAACTTACTTCAACTAGTGGGGTTTATGCGCCACCAAGCGAAGACGATGTGTTGAGAACACGGATAGCTGCCTGACGGAAAATTCCGTAGCCACCCAACCAGTACCAACCAACCGGATTGAAACGCATCAACGAATCAATTACTGGACCACGAACAACCTTCGGATATGCTCCGTTGCCGTCTGTGATCGAGTGAGCCTTCGCCAATGACTGACGACCCATGATAAGAGTTGAATAGAGATCAACTGTTGAAGCTGAACCACCAGTCAAATCCAATGGGGCGCGAGGAGTCTCAATGAAACGAACGGCCTCAAACGCACCGATTTCGCCATTGTAGATGTTCGCTGTGTCCACATAGTTATGCGGGTCACGCCACGATTGTGCGCCGGTTTCGCGGCGAAGATCGTACGAAACGTCTGGGTGAATGAAACCCATGTACATTCCGTTGAACGTCTGAGCCTTCGAACCACGCAACTGTGCTGTTGCCTTGCGAACGTCATTGGCTTCAATGATGTCCTCTGCTTGAACTGTTGCGTTCGTTGTTGGGGTTGTTGCACCGCCACCACCGTAAATCACGTTCGTTGCTTCCTTCAAAATGTTAGCGACAACAGTATCGATTGACGATCCTGCGTTGTAACCGATGAGGTTTGCTGCAACAGCATCAACGTCAAGGAACGAAGTTCCACGCAGTTTCGCTGTTGTGTTGATCGTGTTGCCGTACTCGGCAAGGGTGACAGTTACTTGGCTGTCTGCCATCGCTACTGCGGTGACATCAGTTGTTTCGCTGAGTGTTGCTGTCGCATCTGCGAGTTCCGAGAAAATCGTGAACGCGACTGATGTTCCAGGCATTGACTGAGCGACAGGCTGTATGTCTGCTGCTGCGTCAAAAAGCATTTCTGAACGGAGTGCGAAATACGCAATCTGGTCAAACGCCGCCTGATCGACTGATAATGAACTTTGTTGTGTGTATGCCATGACCTTTGGGGTCTTTCTCCCCAAAGACTTGCTTTGAGGCTAGATGTTTTGTTGTTGATTAACCTGGGCCAGCAGTTGCATAACTTCGTCTTGAGATTTGGCGTTAAGGATTTTGGCGTTCCAATCCACTTCAGGTTCAACAGATTCACCGAAACTTTTTGCTTTCGAAACCCGATCCCAAGCTTTTTGTTCGGCTTGAATTTCGGTTTTCGGTTGCGTACCTGCGATGAGATTTGCTTCCTGTGCGGCTTGGCGGATTGCGTCTGCTGTCATTTCGCCGTCATACGCTTTAACGAAGTAGCGTGAAACCGGTGCGTTAAGATCAACGCCCGCTTCCACAAATGCCAACTTGCGTTGCGCGTCTGTAGCTTCTAACAGTTTGGCTTCCAGTTCTTTGTTCTTGGCTTCAAGATTTCGAAGCTGTTGACGTACTGGATTCCGTTCTACCTGGTCCTTTGCGTCTTCCTCAAACTCGTAGTTCGTATCTGACATGACCCACTCTTTCTGCCCACACTTGGACTAGAGGAGTCCAAATGGCTGCAATCTCACCCTGTTGTACACACCGAACTCGGGGGGTCCGACGGTTATCTTCAAAAGAAGATACTTGTGACTGTATCACCACTCTCGGTGGTTGTCAAGTGTTTAGATTATTCGGCTACACCCAAACCAGTTTGAACGGTACCGGATGTTTGGCCAGTTGTTTTAGCGAACGATCCGCCGCCACCGAACTCGGCTTTGCGGGTTGCTTGACGTTTCTTTAACCCTTGTTGCCCTGCGACATCGTAGCCAAGTGCGGCCCCAACCTTTTGTTGCTGAGTCAAAGCCTGCTCACCAAACATTTCGGTGTACAAACCTTCTTGCAAACCCATCGCCGTGAACCCTGCTTGGGCTTCCTGTGCTGTGATCCCACGAGCAGCGATCTCCTCAGCAGTACCAGACAACAGTTGGATACGGCCTTGTTCTTTGGCTCGTGCCGCAATCTTCGCAGCCTCGGCTTGACGGGTCAAAATAGGTGCAGCTTTAGTTGGGTCAAGAAAGTAGGCGGCCAAACCTGCTTCGTTCACACCGTACAGTTCTTGCATCTGCCGTTTAACCTCAGGGTCAGCATCCTGTACAGCTCGGAAGCCTTGTTGCACACGTGTCTGTAGTTCTTGTGGTGATACGTCGCCTTCAAGTAGCGCAGTAAAATCTTCTGTTTGATCGTAGAAACCTGGTGGTAAACCGTTTGATTGTAGTAGTCGACGGTAATCGTTTTCTAAAGCCAAATAGGATGCTGGGTCTAGTTCGGCTAAACCTTTTTTGGCTCGTGCGGTGTTCGCAGCAAACCGTTTCTGGTATGCCTCTTGTCCACGCAAAGAAAAAATTAGTGCGTCAGGGTTATTGATATCTACTTCGCCACGGGCATAAACGCCGTACAAATAGTCTGATAGATCGCCTAATCCGTAGGTTGCTAATACTGCTCGAATGGTATTCCGGGCATCTGCGCGTGGTTCAAAACCGCCGCCGCCGCCGCCACCGCCGCCACCTTTGCCGTCGTCGCCAGTTTCCACACCGAAAGTAGCAACGTTGCGAGCTTTACCTTCAGCAATAAGTCTCTCCAACGCAGCCTGAGTATCCGCACCACCACCCAACGCACCCGATTGAAGTTGACGAATATAATCTGCCGTAGCAGCATCACCAGAAAAACCTGCTGCCTGATAAGCGGCAGCGTCAATAGCAGCAGACTGCTCGGCAGTAAACTGTCCACGACCCTGAGTAGCAGGATCAACAGTTGTTGTTGTTGTGCCACCAGTATTAACCGCATCTAACTGTTCTGGTGTAAGCGGTTTAATACCAAGATCAAGCAGATCGCCACTAAAACTCATGTCAGACATTATTGAACCTTTCCAAACGCACGAGCAATAGCCAACCCAATACTCGTAGCATCTTGATTAGCCTTCTTGGTAAACCGATAACCATAAACATCATTCGTTCTCAACTCGTCACGCCACTCAGACAAAGACAACTGACGAATCTGACCATTAGCATCTTTCTTAGATAACGCATTACGAAACTTAGAATCCAAAACAGATACCGAATTAGGATCAAGTTCAAGTTCTTCGGCGGCAACACTTTGATAGTTTTTGAAAACATTATTCAAAGTCAAACCGGCATCAATCTGTGTTTTCAAATGAGGCATCTCACCCAACAAAGCCAACTTTGCTCGTTCCCTTAACTGCTTTTCAGTTAACGCAACCGTAGAACCAACCTCAGGGGTGCCTGTCAAAACTGATTGCAGTTCTGAATCAGACAAATTGTAACCGTATTCTGTCGCAACTTTTTTGATACGGTCAGCTTCCGAAGATTCAAAAATGTTTGTTTTCTCAGGTTTTTTTGAAGCAATCGAAAACACATAGTTTCGTAACTGTGTGCCTTGCAAACCAAGTCGGCTGGCACCAGTAGCGATCTCATCCAAAATTGCGTTATCGGTTACAAGATCACCGTAGTTTTCTTGGATTGAGGTTCGTGTTGCATCAACGAGAGTTTTTTTGGTAGCTGGGGTTGCTGCGTTCCAGTTACGTACTGATTTTTCTGTGTTGACATAGTATTGGGTGTTGCGATATGCAGCTTGAAATTTCTCAGGTGGATATTCGTTGATCGCGGCATCAATAAGAAGGTTCTTAATTTCTTCACCAAAACCTGATGCGTCTGGTTCAAAAAAGAAAGCGAACTCAGGATAAAGTTCTTTTGCTTTAGTAACCATCTCGTTCACACGGGCAGGGTCCAATACTGGTTCGCCCGTTTCAGAACCTATTGGAAATGTTTTATCGTATTCTTCACGCAACATTTTACGGTTAGCGGCATTTGATTCAAGTTTTCGTGACGTTAATTGTCCATCAACCCATGTTTTGCGTTCGTCTGCTCTAGCCATTTGGGCCACCTAAAATAGCTTGCGCGTATTGAGCAAACTTGTATGCGTCTGCTTCTGCACCAGATTTTTGTTGAATTTGTTTTGTGGCGAACACGTCTGCTTGTGGGGCTTGTGTTTGTACGCCCCCCATTTTGCTTGCACGTTGTTCCTCAATCTGAAGTTGTTGATACGCTTTAGATATTCGTTGGCTCATCGCTGGGTCAATGGAACGACCCAACACATATTTTGCTGACTGTTCAATAATTTTGTTTAGATCGTCAGGGTTTGAAACTCGATAAGTTAAACCAGGTCCACCTGTTGCCCCTGACTGTAATGCTTTTAAGCCGACTGTCCAATCGCTTGCCGTACGGTTTGATTGTGAAAGAACTGTTTTGAAAGCGGCAAGTGTCGCGTCATCCACTACGCCAAGTCTGTATTTACCTAAGATGCCTGCTGCTTTCATTTGTTGTTGAACGGTAGCAACTTCTTCTCTTGTGAAAGTGTTGATTAAATCTTCGTCACCATCAAAATATTTTGGTGTTGGTTGAGGCACACCAAATCTGCGTTCTTCGCCACCTATTGATGGTTTGAAACCTGTGTAAGTATCTGGTACAGCTAAGCCTGTTGCGGTGTCAACTCGACGACCACCGGATACACCTAACGCTGGTTGAAAGTAGGCTGTATCACCAACTGGAGTGCCACCTTGATATGTTCCTAAATTTACTCCAGTTTGTGTGCCAGCAGCAGGAACCGTAGTGGTCGGAGTTGTGCCTGTAGGTGGAACAGTTGTTGGGGAAGTACCCTGAGCAGTTATTTTTAATGAACTCAAATACTGTTTTTGTGCAGGAATATCCATCCTGAGAATAACCTCACGAGTGAAGTCATCAAGATTGTCTAAAAATTGTTGTTCTTCGGCTGTAAGTTCATCCATGTTAATCCTCGTCAACTATAAACTCATAGGCTAACACTTGTTCGTAAACATCTCTAAACTCGGGTACAGCAGCAATCAAAGCGGGGGCTACTACTGCGGAAAGATAGTTGCGCACAGGTTTGCCAGCTTTAGAATCAGTCCAGTTCGTTTGGCTTACAGCCCCTTTGCTTGACGTAATCTCTTGTCCAATGGCTTGATCTCTTGCCGCCAAATAGTCGGCTACGGCTTTGGTTACAGGCGATTCTTTTAATTTAGGGTCTTTGGTAATAGCCCTCAGTTCGGCTATTTTGTCACGAGTTTTTTCTTCTCGTGCTTTGTTGGTTGTGCCAGGGCGTTGCCACCCAGGGAGTTGCTCCTCAATCAAAATGACTGCGTTTGCTTTAGCCTGTTTGGCTTCCACAGAGTTCATTTGATTTTCGGGGATTGAATCAACCAGTTTGTAATACAGGTAGTTACCTAAACGGTTTTGGGCTTCAGCGATGTTTTCTTCAGGGTCAGCAATATTGCGGGTGTCTACATTTAATTGCTGTTGGTAAGCATCGAAGTTTCTTTCACCCGTTCGTGGCCCAAAATAGCCTGCGACAGTAGGATACTTACCCAAAATGTAATCGTTTTCTTTAGTCCAGTTTTGGTATTCGGTTGTTGCTATTTGCCCACCAATAGTTGATTCGGTTAAAGAAGTTACATACGGCCAAACAATTTCACCCCATTGTTCAAGCCAAGCATTAAAACCTTTGTAAGCTGGTTCACCGGCTTTTGTTGCAGCCGTTTCTTTGTTGAATAAGTCATCCATGATGATGCCAACATCAACAGCCCCATATTTGGTGTGTGCCAACCATGTTGTCA